CTTGTTCTTGGTCAATCTTGATCGTTTGTTCTTTAACCTGATTTGCCTTTTGTGTAGCCGCAATTAATTCGTTAATGGATTTAGTATCGCCAACAGTTGCGCCGCCAATAGTCTTTTTCAACTCATCAGCCGTTTGTTTAAGTTCTAATTTAAACTTTCCAAGCGTATCAATTGCTTGTTCTGCTGATTGTCTTATACCGCGAAATATATCTTCGCTTTCAAATATATCAGTTGCTTTTATTTGCTTTGCCATACTCCTTTAACAAATTAAAATATTCACGTGCCGTTATTTGCTTTGTGTTGATCCATTGACCAATCCACTTGCTTATATAAATCAACGTCTGTTCAATTGTCATTCCATTACCGCCGTTTGCCATCATTGATTGAAGTTTAGCGGTTTGAATTTCGGCTTCCGTTAACTTAAACCGATCACCCGTAATTACATAATCCAACTCAATCAATGCTTTTTTGCGCATGGCATCCAGCATTTTTTTGTACACTTCACTCAATCCGAACTCCTCAATATACGAATCATGAACCTTTGTCCATGCCTCTTCGTCATCATTCGCGTTGCCTTTGTTTGTCTTTCTAACGTATTTTAAATCGCCTCCAGTACACTTTATCCAGTTGTACAATGGCATATCATCAATTGACTTGTAATAATCGCCTGTATTCGATGTTAAATCGTTCGATGAGTTCCGTTGCCAATTTTGTTTTACTTTCTTCAGTAAGTCCAATAATTTCGTAACCATATTCTTCAAATAGGTCTGTTGTTTGTCCAAATTCATCCACCTTTAAACCATCTCCATTGATTAATATTGAATCATTTAATACTTCAATCATCAATGAATTGTAAAATTCGCCCGTGTCGTAAAGCGTATAAGGTGTTCCTTCTTGTTTTTCAGGGTTGACTATTTCCGTGTAGCGTGAATAAGTACCTATTATTTCGCCAAATTCATCAACACCTTCATTGTATAATTGATCCCATCTGATCCAATCAAGTATTTCAGTTTTGAATTGCTCATCTCTGAATACCTCTTTCCATACATCCGCAAATGTGATACGTGTTGCTTTGTTTAGCAACTCACCTATGCGAGTATTCATCAAATCAAACATATATCAAAGTTAAGCAAAAAAAGGGGTGATATTTCACACCCCTCTTTACTATTGTTCGTTATCGGTTTTCGGTTTCTTCTTTGGCTTTTTTTGCTTTCCATGTACCGATTCATAAGCCGCAACAAGTACGTTCTTAGGATAATTCGGAAACCTATCGCACAACTCATCTAATGTTGACTCCAAAATGAATTCGGCATTGATGCTGTACTTGCCAAAAGTAACGTAACTCATTACGCCGCAGTGAATGAAATTTCACCATCATAACCAGCCTTATCCACGCTGATGACAACGTCACTACCAGTTGTTGCGGAAAAGTCGAAATCATACGTTCCAGCTGATGTTTCATTAACACCAGTAAATGTAGCAGATACACCATTAATAGTAATGTTAAAATCACCCGCAACCGCTCCTGTGAATTGGATAGGGTTTAATGCAGTACCATAATCCAATACTAATTCAGCAACTAACTGACCAGCAGTAACAACTGAATTGTTGAAATTAACATCTAACAATCCGTTAAGATCGTTGAAGTTTTGACCAGCTTCAGTTGGTGTGATCATGTACATAGTTGACTCATCAAACAAACGATCAAAATCAAATGCAACCATTACCTTTGAAGTAGTAGTATCAGTTGCGAACATATACGTTGGATTGAATGATTGGTTATCAACAGGGATAGGGTAAAGTCCATCACCAATTTTAGAACCGATCAAGTTACCGTTAACGTCTACAATGTAAACACCGAACTCAACACAACGATTGTTGCTTAATTTACCGTAGAAAGTAGGTGTTTCTCCCCAAAGTTCACCAGCGAATGAACGCTTTCCTTGACGAATGAATACCATACGACCACTGTTAGCCTCTTCAAATACTGTGTCAGCCTTTGGCAATTCTACATTTTCGAATCCTTGTAAAGGAAACCATCTTTGCGATGCATCAGCCTCGTTGATAAGGTCTGCCCATGTTGGCAAAGCCGCATCTAAATCAATGAAATTAGCGGTTCCATCAGCCGCAGTAAGTGGAACCATGATTAGTCCACTTGTTACAGATTGAATAGGCAAACATCCTGGTTTACCCGTGTTGCTCAATCCAGCATTACAATTACATCCTAAAGCCATTTTTTTTTACTTTAAATTATTTAACATTTACAATTCTCTTTGTACTTCGTAAGGGTGATTCTCAACTCAACCCCACTTAAATTTGCATCCAAGACATTCTGAAACATTCCGTTATCGCGCTCTACACCGAATCGGCTGAACGTAATAATGTCGTAATTTTCAATTGTCTGATAATTTCGGTTAGCCTCCACTACTTTGATAAACTCATCGCATAACCTTTCCATAGGATAAACTACATTCTCGCGGTGATCAGCAGTGTAATACTGCGCTACATTCGTTTCATCTAAAAAGAACAAACGCAAATCGCTCTCGAATTCAATTACACTATCGCGCCCGAACCTTCTTAAACGGATGACTTCCAACAACCAAATCAATGGTGTTTTCTTCATTAGGTTTTTTTCCGCTTTGCTCCATTCGCTATTGGTTGCTAACTTTGTGCCGGTAATCCAAAATGGCTCGTTTAAATACATCAATGTAGTTGGATAGTTAATGACTCCAACAGGCTTAATTCTGATGTATTCATTTGGCTCAACTTCAAGTATTTGATAGTTGTTGTTTAAATCATCCTTTATGTTTTTGCCAACTCGCGCCCATTTTGTATCGCAAGTATAAAAGCGCATTGTAGGTTGGTCAAACGTGCCTGTGATTTCAGGATCGATTTGATCAAACAATTGCTTTATTTCTTGCGTGATTTCGTTTATCATAACCAGTAAGCCATTTGTTTAGCAACACCATTCCATTTTGAATAATCGCCTTTACCCACGTTTACAATCAACAACTTAGCTGAATTATTACCTCCAATAAGTGTTACTTCATCACCTGATGAATAATTTATACCCTCATCGAGAACAGCAATATCACCTATCGAACCGCTTGGATCAAAAAAACAATTGATTTTGAATCCTGTGCCTGTGCCACCTACCGGAAAATAAATTCCATCATTGTAACTATTACCAATGTTTAAAACGCCGTAATTTAACACCTGACCAGCTTGTAATTGATAGCGGTAAATGTACCATTGAATGGCTCTATACGTCTTTAAAGCCTCCCAATATCGCGTGTACATCATGTTGTACAAAGTAGTAGCAGTTAGGCTGTTTTCCCCTTGAGGAATCTTTTGCCCTTGCGATGTGATTTGGTTAGCCGTATCTTTCACATATTCAAAGTAAATAAAGCCTTTGAGCATATCTAAAATGCCCTTTGATACTATCACATTGTTATACGTGTTGTATGATGTAAGGAAACCGTTAGAAGTGTTGTCCAAATGAAAAGGATCAAATACCTTTTGAAAGTTAGGCGATTCAGGATAATTGTTGTTATCCAAGTCGTTGATGAAATCATCATACAAAGATGCACCGAACAAATCGATCAAATACTGCTCTTCATATATCTGAATATACTCCAACAGCTTTGCTTGGTCATACATTCCTGTATGCAATTCATATTTACCCGTGAAATCGTCTAAATCTAAAAGCATTTGTTACTTATTTTTTTAGTTTACCAAACTTGTTTTTGAGAAAGTGTTTAAGCATTGCGCCGGTTATCTTCCAAACAGTACCTTTTGGCAAGTGCTTGTTTTTACCGTTGCTTTCGAATTCGTAATAATCCTTGTCATTAACATCGATGTCAAGTGAAAAGCCTTCTTCATTCTTAGTGAATTTAGCATCTACTTTCGGCGTGTCCAAAGTTATTTCGATATCCCCATCTTCCTCACGTGTGAATGTTACGTCAACATTCTTTGTGTCAAGCGATACGTCTATTTTTTTACGTCTTTTCTTTTTTTCCATAGTGCAAATAAAAGTGGGGATGAGGTTATCCCATCCCCTTAATTAATTATGCTGCGTCAAGTGCTGCGATAGCAGTTGTGAAATCACCTGTTACAAACGCATCTACTTGGTTGTTCTTAACATAATGAGCCGCTCTCATTTCAGCAAGAATAGTAACCATGTTACGTTGGAAATCGTCATTAACATAACCTACTTGAAGATTCATATTCTCACGGATACGAACATTTGATTTGCTCATATCACCTACAAGGAATGTATCAGGAGCGATGTTAGTTGAAGTAACAACGATCAATCCAGCAATCATCATGTTGCGATCCCAAAAAGCTGGGTAAGTGTAACCACCATCAGTTGCTTTAGTCAATTCGATTTTAGCCGCATCTTCAGGGTGCAACAATACGTGAGTTGGCTCAAAGTTAGCGCCTTGAATTTGTGCTTTAGCAACACGAATAACGTCAGATACATTAGCCGCTGGAATAGTTCCCGCGAAAGTACCCGCTGCAAAAGGTTGAGCGAATCCAAGTAAACCATTCAATGAAGTACCACCAGCACCGTTGATTAGTGCATCTTCGAACGCTTGGTCAAGTCCAGCCATAAGGTCAGCATTGATTTCTGAACGAACAAATGCAAGATCAGCCAACATCTCTTTAGATACCTTAACAGTTGATGCTACCTTTTTAACCTCAACAGATACCTCTTCATAACCTGGGTTTGATGTTGGTTTTGTTGCACCTTCAGTTACCCATGATGCAGATGTGTTAGCCGTTTGAGAAATGTAAACAACGAACTTAGATGAAGTTGTACCCGTGTTAACTACGTTGCGAACTTTGATTACTGGTCGAGCGATGTTATCAACTCCTGGCTCTAATGTAGACAATGCAACATTACCTTCATAATCAGCGTTGATTGTAGTGCTTTTAACGTCTAATTGTAACATTCCACCTTTCTCCGCAGTATCTTTAATTGCTTCGATGTTTGTTACATAAGCGTTTACGATTGCATCAGCAACACTTTTAGGAACGAAACGCGGCTCAACAGCTTTCTCAGCCATTGCCTCAAGACGCCCTTCCATTCTTGCGATTGCTTTTTCAATTTCTTGGCTTTTAACTTCAAGTGATTTGAAGCCTTCCAAGTCTGTTTTTAGGCTTTCAACCTCGCTTTTTGTAGCAGTTGCGCCCATTTTTTCGTCAAGTAGTCCGTTTATTTTCTCAACTACTTGCTCAGGTGTTAAATTTTCCATTTGCTTTTGTTTTACTTTAACTTGTTTATAACTGTATTCCAATCAAACGCCTCAATCACTTTAACCGGCTCACCTAAATCCAAATGCTTAACATTCTGCGGTTCGGTTTTGGCAAGTGTTAGCAACTTTGCGTTCAAAAACTTTAATTTCATTTCCAATTCGAACAGCCTTTCATCTGTTCCTTTGCCGTTGGTTAGTCCTTTAATGACTCCTTCAATTTCTTTTGCGATCTTATCGGCTACTTCAACGCGATTCTCACCCTTCATTACGTCTACAACATTGGTATGTTCGTTAGCACCAAAGGTAACCGCGCTACCTTCATACAATTTCACCTCTGAAACCATCCAATATCCGCCTTCCTCTTTAGTTGAATCATCAATCCAACGGATTTTGTCAGCCATGTATTGGAATCCGATTGAATGCTCACGTATTATTCCATCTTCATAGTCTAAATACGCATCATTACCCTTAGTTGATCGACCTAATTCACCCACTGCGAACAGTCCTTTATCATCCTCTTCAAGGCTTAACCATTTACCGATTTGCCAATCCCAATCATGATGTCTAAGGAATGCGATTTTACGATTAGATGTGCTTTGTGCGCCTCTTTCCTGTATTGATTTAGCGAACGCACCCTTTTTAATCATGTCATTATCAGCATCTATTGTATCAAAGGTTGATAGGTAAACAGCAACTTGCCGCTTATCGCTATCCATGTCCTTTATATCGGATGCCGCTTTTGTTTTGTATAGGTTATAATCCTTCATTTGGAGTAATTTGTGTTGTTGTTACCATCGCGTTTGCCGTTGTTGGATCATAACCATAGTAATTGATTAAGATATTTACAGCCGTGTTGCGATCTAATCCAGCGGTTACAGCGTTGTTTAGGTTGATAATACCATCTAATCCACCGACAGTACCTTTCAATTCTGTTTGTGCCTGTGCCAATGCCGCCGCTTTCGCATCTTGTTGTGATGCTTGTTGTAATTCTATACCGAAATCCATTGCGTATTGCTCCTGAGTAATCACTCCATCGCGTAAAAGGATGTTATACGTTTCAGCCTTAACCTTATCCGCAGATGCTTTGGTTTGCTCATCATCCTGAAGTACCGGTAAGTGCGAGAAATCCGCTTTGATCGAATAGCCTTGCTCCTTTAACCCTAACTGATGCGCGATTGTATCATACATCTGTTGCGTTTCAGGGATGATCGTGTCTGTATAAACCATGCGAACGCTATCTTTTACGTTGCTGAATGTCGAGCCTTTCTCATTGCTGAATAGGTTTACATTCATTCCGTATGCGTCAATGATAGCCATTTTGTCAGCGTTCAATTCCTCGAATAGTAGTAAGTCTTTAGTTGGATAGGACATTGGTGTCCAATTCACTTGGCTTTCAGTGATCAATAATTCATCCTTAGAACGGTTGTACCAATCCTTTTGAATGGCTGTTTTCTCTTCAGGTGTCATTGGAATAGCACCTCCCATGTCGCTCTTTTGCGCTGATAAGATACCTATCGCACCGATGTTTTCAAGCAGTACGTTACGTTTGTGGTAACTTGCTTTGATGTTTGACAGTGGATATTTCAATGAATCTATACGTGAAATTGGTTTAAGGATGTTCATACCATCAGCCGTTGTGATGTATATCATATCATCAACCTCGATTATCTCCAGCTTGTCATCATCATATCTGAACTTGTATCGGTTGATCATGCCACCCTCATCCATTTGCTTTAAGGTCTTGCCTGATGTATCTAACTGAATACGATTTGAAGGTAATGGAACGAGTAAGTTCCTAATGTCAAATGATCGCTTTGGACAGTAACCAAACGCATTAGAGTAAAGCGCATCATTAACGCTGAATGAATACACAACATCCGACCAACTTTGGATTGGATTTGGTTGCTTAGTAAGGTCAACGAACCAATGGTTCTCAACTACATTACCATCAGCATCGAGTAACACTGGCTTGTTTGCCGCCATCATTGATGCGCGTTTGTCAATCACCGCGCGTAATTCAGGTATGTCTAAGTAATGTTGCCATGCGTTATTAGTATCAATCCAAACGGCGTTCTTAACACCCCACATTTGATTCATTACGGGGAATATTCGATTCCATTGGTTGATATATCTATCCTGTCTATTTTGGTCTATGCCAAAAAAAGTCTCCCAAAAGTTCAGATTCATCGAATCATATGATTAGATTTTAATCAAAGTTACGATAAATTTTTAAACATAGATTGCAAAAATAAACTTAAACCGGCTAAACAATCAGGTGCATCATCATGCTTATTCTTACCTTCCTTGCTAAATGAGAGCATATTTTCGATGAATGTTAGGCATTGTTGTTCCTTTTTTACTACGAATTGCATCCTTTGACTAATGAATGCTGACTGCATTATGATGCGTGTGATCTTGTTTGTCGTATTGGCTACCTGAAGTATTTTGGTTTTGGTTAGGTTCTGTAAATTACGCGCAAACATCGCTCCCATGTTGTTGGATTCAACCCTACAATATGATACGTTCCACTTGTTTAGTAACGCCGCGCATTGTGGTATAGTTAGATCGGTATTATCACGGTTAAACACATAGTCAACGATGTACGTTTGATTCTTGACTATTGCCGCAATAGCCATAGCAGTATAATCCATTCCTGTATCGCTCACATCGATATATGCCAGTGTACCTTCAACTTGGTTGTTGACTATAAACTCGTCAAATTCCTTTTGATTGATGCGTTTGTAATCACTGAATAACCTACCTTCAATATCTATTGGTTGCTGTTGGTATTCGGCTA